GTTCAACACCTTCTTTCTATAAATATATGATAATAGATTTTACAAAATTAGTCAACGTCTATTTTCTTGTACTATTTTCACAATTTCAGCATTGCCTTAAACGTCTATTTTTGTGTATTATATCAATTTACTTTACGTCTATTATCGTGTATTATATAACCATAGAAACGAGATAGCAAATCACTCACAGGAGGATATAGAAATGAAAGAAGCAGAAAGAAAGTTATATGAAAAAGGTTACTACTTATCAAACCAGTTTGACGGATTCGGAACAGTTCCAAACGAATACGAACTAGCAGACAGGAACGGAAATACAGTAATTGACCACTTGACAGAAGCTCAGGTCATCGCACTGGCAGAAATGTTATAAGGAGGAAACGAACATGAAGAAAATGATAATTATAATCTTGTTCGTGGCAGAGCTTAGCAGCTGGGCTACTCGCTCATACATGATTCGCACAGCTGAGCCGGATACATCTTGCAGAATCACATGGCAAGGTGAAACACACGAATATGAATAGTCGAAACGCTCCAGCGTGGAGCGTCCACCGCGGGACGGTCTCCCGGTGCTGACGATGACAGACCAGAAAGGAGAAAAGAACCATGACAAATAGAGAGTTATCACAGGCAATTAGAAAAGACCTGAAAGAACATGGAGTCACAAGTAAAGACGTATCTGTAAGGGTTCGCGATGCGCTATATGATACATCCGTAAATATTACTATCAAGAATCCGCTTATAAGAGAAACGGACGTTGAAAGCATCACCAGAAAATATAGTAAAGTTGACTATGACCAGAGATCAATGGAAATCCTGGCAGGTTGCAACGTGTACGTTCATTGCGAATATGCTTATGGAATTTTTGATGATGTATCAGCTCCGCTTATTCCAATAGCTGAAAAGGTATTTAATAACGAAAAATACAACGGCCGGAAAATTGCGGAAAATGAAGAAGTAGAAATACACATGATAAAAATGAATGAAGTGGAAAGCCGTTTATATGAATTCAAGAAAAGCGACAAACACCACAGCGCAATCAATGGCTATATCATTCGTAGCCCGAAAAGCCTTGCTATTGCAATGTGGCGCTTCAAAAATTTACATACAATCTACGCATAATCACCGCTGACAGCGTACCGGGGAGCATTGCCCCGGAGCGGTTTTTTAATTCCTGGCCCCCAGGGAGAAGGGGAGAAAGAAAAAAAATGAAAAATTTTGAATTATTTATGGCTTGCCTGGGGAACGGGATCACCGTATGCAACAAGGCGGTAGAAGAAAATGGAGATTATAAGAAAGTCGCTCACATTGCAGAATGCGGAAAAATTACATGGTATGCTAATTCCGCAGATATTCCGGGTAGCGCACTTTTGAGAATCGAACATGACGCGGACGCAATGAACGCAAACTGGGAAAAATGGCTTGACTCTATGCCGGAGTCGCAGCAATACGAAAAATTATTAGATTGTGTTCCAGTAAACGTAATGCTCTACGCTATGGATTTAGGCGGAGGCATCCGAAGAAAAATAGAATACCTGAAAAAAGTATGCTATGAAAAATCATATTTTTAACAAAAATCGAAAGGTGGCGTTAATATGTGGCGTGTAGATTGGTTTGGGAACTCTTCGGAGTTCTCAAGAATTTTTGAAACTGAGGAAGAAGCAGAGAAATTTTACAATTCTTTGATTGCTCGAAACAAGAAAATATATAGCATTTAGCCGGATAACTTCCGGCTTTTAGTGCTTCCATGATAAAGCTATTTACAGACAGAAATATTGATGCTATGATACAAGCGTATATATTCGATTTTAAGACGTTTTGCGCGTACTCAATAGAATTATGCCTTGCGCTATTACAAGCCAATACAGACAGAAATAGACGTGTACAGAGTTATTCTATACATCATACACCAGAACAGAATTATCAGAAAAAGGACGCTAGAATGAACAATTTTTCCAGCGTCCAGATTTTTGACCTTTTTATTTTGGGGTGACATCTTTTTTTTGACGAAAAATTTCGGCTCAAAAATTTGCCCTAAAAACGCGCCCTAAAAACGCGCCGATTCTAGAATTTTTTTCAGAATTTTTTATGCAACCGCTCCATATTTCCGAACAACTCCACGTCCGTATTTGTAAGCACATGGCCTACAGAGCGGTCGAAATGCAACAAGCCCGTTATCTTTTCCTTTGGTGATACGGAATGTTGCTGTGTATGGCATAATCTTGATTCCTGGAACATGAGATTTCATATCCCGTCCACAACACCAGCATTTATACTCACGTCCATTTAATTCATGGATTTCTTTACTGTAATCTTTTAAAATCCCACCATACCGAAAAGGCTTATCTGTCAGTGTATTCTTTCCTTTCATGTGATTTCTCCTTTTCTTCATCAATCCTCATAATTCATTACAATTGTAATTACTTTTACAAGCACTTTCTGAATCTGGTCGTAAATGTGGTGGTCATCGCTGCCGAAGTGAGCATACAGCCTTGCATCTTCTTTTCCTCTGTCATAACAATCTTCCATGAACTCAAACTCTTTTGTTCTGCTTAGCCAAATTCATTGAGATTTGAGTAACAAGCGCTGATTTACCAACTGCCGGACGCGCTGCAACAACAATCATATCTCCACCTTCCAGTCCGCCAAGAGCATCGTCCAGTCTGTCAAATCCTGTATACAACGGCTCAACTTCCGGTTCCTTGAAATACTTGCCCTGTTCTTCATCGACCACATCTTTGAGCGGTCGAATCTTTACAGTGTCGTTCGCTTTTAGGGCTTCCAGTTCTTGCATCAATTCGCCGATTTGATTATCAATCGTTCCAGCATTCAATACTGTCTGCGATAATGTTTTATTCAAACGCCTAGTCTTGTAATCAGCCACCAGTGCATTCGCGTAATTGCGAATCTTGTAAGCGTGAACATCTGGCATGATACCCTTAAGTTCTTCCACAATGTATTCCAGTGGCAGATTATCACTCTGCACTTTTTGAGCAATCTCAATCATGGAAATCTGCCGACCAGTATCATATGCTCGTAAAATTTCAACATACATGCTTTGGCAAAATGGATTGGCAAACATTTCCGGCTTCACCTGTTCGTATATTGTGCTCAAGGAATCGGGATCCACTAAAATCGCACATACAACTGACTTTTCAACCATATCACTCATCTGTCTGACGCTCCTCTTCTAAGTAATCAAGGAGTGATGCTTAATTCTCCTTTCTACATAATTGATATTCGACACATAATCACAAAGGCTGTAGCCAGTGCCAGTATTCCAATGACAAGTATCATACTTTTATATGTAAGGACCTCATGCTCTCTTTCAAGCCGATGTACTCTGCGCCGTTTCTCCAGTGGCGTATCTGGTCTCAGTTCTACGTACTCCATTCTGTCTCCTTTCCTGTTTCTTTGTCTGCGGTTTATAATCAATACATGGATATTCACGGCTACGTTCCATGCAGTGATTTTTCATACTGCAAGTGCTACAACTTATCTCCGCTTCAATCATCCGGCAATCCTCTCTTTCTTCGGAAGCTGTGAAACCATAAGAGATAAGTCGAGCTTTTCTTGATTTTTGATTGCCTTATTCAAGTCATCAACAGTATTGATTCCAAGTTTCTTCAACTCAGCTTCGATTCTTTTGAGTTTTTCGTCCATAAAGCTTTCCCTTTCTGTGGTATAATGAATAAAAACGTTTGCGAGGTACCGTCATGTCAAAAGAAGAATTAGTTATCCTTAAATACATCAATGAATACAAACAACTTTCAACTCAACAGATTTATGACCATTTTCATAAAATCAATAAATTCAAAAGTCTGTTTTTCCGAAAACGCTCTGCCGAAAAATACTCTGATAATTCCATAAATGGTTGCCTTTGGTATCTTGAAGTTAATCACGATTACATACGTGAAGAGACAGATTATTAAGTTGCATTACCGTAGCTTCATCTCTCTTGGAAACTCCTGCCATTTTGTTTGCCAACTTTGAATAGGTCATATACAGCTTGTCTGCATGTTGGCTACCTTGCGTTTTTGCATATTCAACAAGATTCTTGATAGTATCTGTTTCAGCTTTACGTGTCAGCTTACCGGCTTTTCTAGTTTCAATCCATGTCTGAGTCTGTTTTTCTCTGATGAATTTCTCCATCTGATTGAAAGCTTTTATGTACTGCCACTTCCATTCATTAGCTTTCTTTCCGGTGAATCCCATAACAAGGAATGCAAATCCATCTTTGTTCATCATATACATCTTATTTGATTTTCCAGTATCATCTTTATATGCGGATTGCTTAAAGCACTGAACGCAATTTTGCGTTGAGTCATTTTTGATAAGATTATCAATACTTCTCATAACATCTGCATGTCTCTTTCCAAACTTTTCAGCTACTTGCAAGCTACTACATACTGGTTCATCATTTTTCAGATAGACTAAATTGTTCATTGCTGTAACCACTTCCTTTTACAAAGTATCTTATCAAGTTACTCTTTGGCAAAAAAAATAGGCATTGGATTTTCTATATGTAATTCATCAATCATAATTTGAATCTCATCACTTCCAAAAACTCCATTTTTCATCTTCTCATAAAATGTTTTTGGCGTAACGCCTATCATTTTTGCCACATCTGTCTGAGACAAACCGTTTTTTGCGATTATTCCTCTCAGGTCATCTGTTTTAATCACATTCTCACCTCCGTATCTTTTGAAGTTACTCTTAGTATAACACGTTTTCGTAACTTGTCAAGATATTTTTTATTGCAATTATAACAATTTTGTGCTATTATAAAATTACTTCATTAAAAGGAGGGAAAAAGAAAATGACAGTTGGTGAGCGAATAAAAGAAATTCGAACAAAACTTGGAATGAGCCAAGTGGATTTTGCTGACAAAATTAATGTATCAAAGCAAACATTATATAAGTACGAAAACAATATAATTACCAATATTCCATCAGATAAGGTAGAGGAAGCTGCACGAATTGGGAATGTTTCGCCAGCTTATCTAATGGGATGGGAAGCATTGCATCCAGACTTTGATTTGCTCGATGAATTGTTGCGTGATACGGAATGGTGTTATGAATCTTACTCGCATTGCGATGAAAATCCGGATTGCCCATTAACAGATGATGAAAAAATATCTATGTGGGTTGATGGAACTAATTACGATGCATGCGAAAAGTGTAAATACAACTCAGGATATTATTATCTGACAAACGGAAAAAAATATTATAAGTTTGAAGAAAAAGAATTTAGCGAATTATCGTCATGTTTAAAACCTTATCTTCTTTTTAGAATTAACGAAGCTATTTCTAAGAAAATAGGACTTTCTGAGCAACAGTACGAAATTGAAGAAGGGTTAAGTCATTGTGACGATGATAATTTCCTGGAATCTATAGCAGCTCACGAGCGTACCGACATAAAAGTAACTGATGAAATGAAAAAACATGATGATGATATCATGGATAATGACGACAGCTGGAGCTGATTTTTTCCGGGAGGTGACGCAATGAATCCATATGAAGAACTTTTGGAGGAAGCCCATGAAGAGGGACTTATAGTCAAAGAAAAAGATTTGCAGTCCAGTGACGGGCGAATAAAAGGTAATAAAATCGCAATCCGCAAGGATATTGAAACAACTGCTGAGAAAGCCGATGCGCTTGCCGAAGAAATGGGGCATCATCATACTACTGTCGGTGATATACTCGACCAAAATCAAGTTGATAATCGCAAACAAGAACTGCATGCTAGAATGTGGGGATATAATCGTAGAATCGGCTTACAAGGATTAATAAATGCATATGAGCATGGTTGTTCCAGTAAATATGAAATTGCTGAGTATCTCAGAGTTACAGAACGAGAATTAACCGATTGCATCACAGCCTATCGTAATAAATTCGGTGTCTGCACGGAATATAACGGATATATCATTTATTTTATTCCACATTTGGCAATTGCGAATACAAACAATTTTAATTGCGAATTTGCAAATGAATTAATTATTCTGAATTTATTCGATTTAGGAGCAGACAGAAAATTATCTGCTGTATAAAGATATTGGTATAATCGCGAAAGCGTTTATATAAAATTACTTAAACTTACCCAATATTCAGAAAGGATATACTATGAAAAAGAAGTTATTAATATCAATAATAGGATTAAGTATGGCTGCGTCTTTAATTGGATGTCAGGGAAATAATTCCAACAATGAAAAAGAATCTCAAAATGTCTCGACAGCACAGGAAGAAGAAAAGGCAGAATCAAAAAACAACAGTGATTCAGAAAAACCAGATGATGAATTATCTCAAGCTGAATGGATGGAGAAATATGGTGATGAAGAGGGGAAAGAGCTTGGATATACTATTGTAGATAAAATTAATATGACTTACGAAGATAAGACTATCGCATATGATCACATTGAAAAATACACAAAAGATACTGGAGAACAGATTTTACTTGTTTATTTTGATTTCACCAATAATTCATCAGAAGAATGTTCAGTATCATCTTTCTTCAATTTTATCGCGCTTCAAAACGATGAAGTAATTAATTTATATTCTTACAATATTTACAACGACGAAATTGACGAATGTATAGATAACATTGTTAATCAGATTCCTAGTGGTAGCACCGTAAAAGTAGCTCAGATATTAGAATTAACCGATTGGACATCACCGGTAAAAATAAGAGTTAATGATGCAAATGCTTTTAATCAAGATATGACAAAACAGCAAATGCAACAACAAGAAATTAATATCCAATAATTAAAAAGCCCCGATGCTACCAACACCGGAGCCAATTGGCACTATCTGGAAGATAATACCAAATCCCGCAAATTTAGTTTATCATCTTCCAGGCAGTCACGCAAGCGGAACGAATGTTCTTTGCTGGCTGTTATTTTTATACTCATTTTTAAGGAGGAATGATGTTTATGGCAGAACAAAATGAGAAAATCATAGCGCTCTACGTCCGTGTATCAACTGGATATCAAGTAGATAAAGACTCTCTCCCATTCCAGAAGAAAGAACTAAAAGCCTATTGCGAACACGTACTGCATATTGACAAGAATCGCATAGAAATATTCGAAGATGCCGGAAAGTCCGGTAAGAATACAAAGCGTCCGGCATTTGAACGAATGATGGGAAAAGTAAAGTCAGGACAAATTTCTCATGTGATCGTATACAAGATTGACCGAATCTCACGAAACCTTGTGGATTTCTCTCTCATGTATGATGATTTCAAGTACAACAACGTAACCTTTATCTCGCTGAACGAGCAATTCGATACCTCTAGCGCAATTGGCGAAGCCATCTTGAAGATTATCCTAGTATTTGCAGAACTTGAACGTAAGCTCACGTCAGAGCGTGTAACGGACGTTATGATTGGTCGGGCACAGAACAGACAATGGAATGGCGCGCGTGTACCGTATGGCTGGGATTGGGATGAAGAAAAACAATGTCCAGTGCATTCCAAGAAAGAAGCTCAATATGCCATTGCTATGTATGAAATGTATCTAAACGGAGGCTCAACGGTTTCAATTCGAGATTACAATAACGCACATAACATTCCAACCAAGCGTGGTGGCGAATGGACATCTAAGACGGTTGCTGACTTCTTAAGGAATCCAATAAATAAAGGTGCATACCGGTATAATTACAGAGAAAGCGCTAGGGGACGCAAAAAACCAAATGAAGAAGTTGTTTTCATTGAAAATGCATTTCCACCATTGGTAGAACCTAGAATATGGGAACTAGTCAACAAACGCATGGATGAAAATACTTTAAAACTAAATACATCCTCTATGCATACAATTCGTAAAAACTGTAACGTGTTTGCCGGATTAATTGTCTGTGGAAAATGTGGAGTCAACTACCAAGTAACAGCGAAAGACCGCCGTAAAGGAAGTGGATTCAGACCATCCTCTTACGCATGTACTGGAAAGTATCAAAAGAACCATTGCGACAACTTAAACGTCAGCGATGTGAAGATAGGTCCGTTTATGATTAACTATATAGCTGCTATGGTTGATGTATCTAAAAGTAGGAAATTCATAAAAGACACTAAGTCATTAGAACAAATACTGCTCTCCCATATCAACTTCTCAAATATAGCCGGGATTGCGAATGACAGTCTACAAGAGACATTGGAGTTAATATCCGGTTATAGCGCTTCTAAGAGCGCTCTATGGTCTGCTGAAACATTATCCAAAGAACAACTGACTGACGTTGATTCCAAGCAATCTGAGCTGAATGAGAGGTTACAGAAAGTAAATCGTGCTATGGAACGGTTAAAAAAAGTATATCTCTTTAGTGATGACGGAATGGACGAAAAGGAATTTCTTGAAATGAAATCGTCATTAGAAGCTGACAGAGTAAAGATTGAAAATGAAATTAAGGGACTAAGCGCGCCAATTGCAACCAATGTAGATCAAGTTGCATTTATTAAGTCGGCATCTGAATTTCTGTTGATGCATAAAATAAACAGTGGAGAATTTGTTGACTACAAAGAACTTGCCACGCTTGATGAAGAATCCCTAAAACAATTCATGAATTCTGTAATTGACCATATCGTAGTCAGAGAACGCAAGATTGTAGAAATTGTATTCATCAATGGTCTTTCCCATACGTTACTCTACAAATAAAAACAACCCCGTAAGCACTGAGTTTACGGGGTTTATTGATTATGACGTCATACATATCAAATTCTTTATTACCGAGTACATCTGACACCCAAAGGTTGTGACGCAGAAAGTCATCGGCCTTCCTGCTTCTTCTGCTTCTTTTCTTACGTATTCTTTCGCTTTTTCTATGAAATAATATTGTCTTTCCGGTTCCTTATGCGGTGCAGGATCAGACAAATTGATTCCTGATGTTATCGTATTCATAATCAATCCCTTTCAACGTATCTGTAATAGATGTTTTTGTGATTTCGCGGTCTTCGCATAGTGCGTCCAGCGATGGATATTTATCTCTGAGTTCTGTATTGATCACGCTAAGAAGCATGACTGGATCTTTTGGTAATTCCAT